TTGCCTCAACAATATCTAATAGCGCCACAACAATGACTGTGGCATCAGGAACTGGCTCTGCCCTACTAGGTGGAGTTACATTAGCAGCAGGTAACGTAGACCAGTTCACAGTTGCCCTAGACCCAGACACCACCAATGAAGAGATTGTATTTATCACAGCATCATCAAGTGATACCTTTACAATCACTAGAGCACGTGCTGGAACATCTGGTGTGCAACACTCAGCAGGTGCAACAGTCAAGCACGTTCTAACCAGCGATGATCTTAATGCTTTCAAGGCATCAATCTCGCCTGTAACAAACGTAGGTTTTGCTGGTTCTACCTCTGGTACTACCACAGTGCAAGCAACAGCAGTAGCAGGAACTACAACGCTAACCCTGCCTGCAGCGACAGATACCTTGGTTGGTAAGGCAACAACAGATACGCTCACTAACAAGACGCTAACCAGCCCAACTCTTAATACGCCTACTATCAATGATGCTAGGCAGAACTTAACTCTTAATGCCCAGACTGGAACTACATATACCTTAGTGCTGACCGATAATGGTCGTTTAGTTACCTTGAGTAATGCTGCTGCCATAACACTGACTGTGCCTACCAATGCCTCTGTTGCATACGCTACTGGCGCAGTAATCAATATCCAGCAAATCGGAGCAGGACAGGTAACAGTGGCTGGAGCAGCAGGTGTGACAGTTACGGGAACTGGAACAAAGTTACGGACACAGTATTCAGCGGCAGCCTTAGTCAAGACTGGCACTGATTCTTGGACACTGATTGGAGACTTGAGCGCCTAATGCCTACATATAAAGTTCTAGCGCAGAGCGCACCTACTGCTGCTACTGCTACAACTCTTTACACAGCGACAAATGCAACGATTGTATCTACATTAAATGCTTCAAACATTGGTAGCACTCAAGACACAATCCGAGTTGCAGTGCGCCCAGCAGGTGCAACTTTGGCTAATCAACACTACATTGCCTATGGAGTACCACTGGCAGCAGGTGCAGTATTTAGCCTCCAAGGTGGCATCACATTGGCTAATACAGATGTCATCACAGTCTACTCAACGACTGGCAACACTTCATTCTCAGCGTTCGGATCGGAAGGTAACTGATGAGCGTAGGAATTATTGGTGGAACAGTAAGTCCATCTACAGCATATGCAACTAATGCTCAGACTGGAACTACCTATACCATCGTACTTACAGATTCTAATAACACTATGGTTGAACTCAACAATGCTTCAGCCATTACTGTGACTGTACCGACAAATGCGACTACCGCATTTCCTATCGGATCACAGGTCAATATCTTGCAGACTGGCGCAGGTCAGGTGACTGTGGCTGGCGCTGCAACGGTAACAGTCAATGGAACTCCAGGGTTGAAACTAAGAGCACAGTGGTCTGCTGCGACTATCGTCAAGCGTGACACTAACACTTGGGTTCTGATAGGAGATACCTCAGCGTGACACCTTTATCTCTTGGTATCTTTGCTTCAGCAAACTTTACAATTCCTATTTCTTATGAATCCATCGCTACTGTGACTGTTGGCAGTGGCGGTGCTACAAGCGCAGAGTTTACTTCTATTCCTGGCACTTACAAGCATTTGCAGATAAGACTGCTCGCAAGAGATACAAGAAACGCAAGCGGAGATAACTTTTCACTTCAATATAACAGCGATACAACTGCTGCAAATTATGTTTCTTACCATTGGATTCTTGCCGATGGGAGCACTGCTGCCGCAAGTGCTGTTGCGGCTGGCGTTCAAGGACAACACGTTATTGGAGAAGTTTCAACAGCGCAAACGGGAGCAAGCATATTCTCTGCTGGCGTAGTAGACATATTAGATTATGCTGATACAAATAAATATAAAACATTAAGAAACTTAAATGGTTTAGACAAAAACGGAAGCGGAGCATTGACTTATAGTTCTGGACTATGGCTAAGCACAAATGCAATTACTAGCATTAAAATTTTTGGCAACAATGGTAACTGGGCACAATACTCACACTTCGCCCTATACGGAATAAAAAGCGCCTAGGAGATTACAATGACAATTAACTTTTCAAAGGGGGCATAGCCAATGCCAGCAACTTATGAACCGATAGCAACAACAACGCTGGGAACTGCTGCTGCAACTGTAACATTTTCTAGTATTAGTGGCAGTTATACGGATTTGGTTTTGGTCACAAATTGGGCTTCATCTAATTCATTATCTTTTCTTTATGTTCAATTTAATAGCGATACTGGCAGTAATTACAGTTTCACAGAGTTATATGGAACTGGCTCTGCTGCTGGTTCTTACAGAGAATCAAATCAATCTATACCCTGGGTATCTGCGAATGTTGGAGTGCCTTCAACTATTAAAGCAAATACCATAATGAACTTTATGAATTATAGTAATTCAACAACTTACAAAACTTGGATTGCTAGGATGAATAGCGTTGATGCTCCTTCTTATCCAGGAACTGCGGCATCAGTTGGTCTATGGCGCAGCACAAACGCGATTACAACAATTACGCTGAAAAATCGCACAAGTGGCGTTGATTACAATTTTGCTTCAGGCTCTACCTTCTCGTTATATGGTATAAAAAGTGCTTAGCGCCTTGAAAGGAATTAACTAATATGGCAACTACATTTGAGGCAATCGCCACAGTGACTGTGGGTAGCGGTGGGGCGGCTGATATAGAGTTCACTAGCATACCTGGAACTTATACTGATTTGCTTATTAAATACTCTTTGCGCTCAGACCAAGCCGTAGATTACAACTATGCTTATATGAGAATAAATGGAGTAACTACTTCTTCATATAGTTACAAAGGAGTTTATGCAGACTCTAACACTCCTGGTTCGTACGGTACTACTAATAACAATTTAATTGAGATGAACTTAACAGTAGGTGCAAACAGCACAGCATCAACTTTTAGCAATGGTGAATGTTATCTACCAAACTATACTTCATCTTCAAATAAATCAATTTCAGTAGATGCCGTATCTGAAAAAAATGCTTCCACAGGTGTTGGACTATATTTAAGCGCTGGTCTATTTAGTACATCATCTGCCATTACTAGTATTTCTATATATGCTAGTGGGTCGTTAAAATTTGTCCAATACTCAACCGCCACCTTATACGGCATCAAAAACTCCTAAGAAAGGAAAACAATGACACATAAACTCGTAGTGGACTGCTCAACAGGAGTAGTCGCAGAGGTAGAACTAACGGCTGAGGAAATCGCTCAGCGTGAGGCAGACGCAGCAGCCTTTGCTGTAGCAGAAGCAGAACGCATCGCAGCAGAGCAGGCTAAGGCAGAGGCTAAGGCAAGTGCCGAGGCTAAACTTGCAGCACTTGGTTTAACCGCAGAAGAAATCGCAGCCCTTTCTAAGTAAGGAGTAGGTAATTGTCCTACGGATCTGATGTAACAGAGGGCATTCCATATACCCTTTCTAACCCTGCTGGCTCAACTAACTTTCAGGCTACAGGTGTTGCCTACGATATAGCCATCAACGGCTTGCCATTCTTTCTGGCTGCCAGTGATGACTCACCCTATCGCCGTGTAACGGCGCAGTATCGTAAGCAGCAGTATGACCAGACCCGTGAGGCTGGTGAACAGTCTCTAACTGGTTGGTGGTTTAGAAGCCAGTCATCATTTCATTTAGGTGCTGGCATTAAATACTTTGAACCTGCTCAGGATGAATCACTGCGCTTCCAATACACAGAGTCCAAGGGATTAGATGTCTGGACTAAGGGACAGGCTACCCTACTAAATACCACAGTCAGGGCTTTATCTAGCGCTAATGACACAATCATTATTGGTGCTAATGATGGAACTAATGACTGTCTAGTTGTAGCAGATGGCTCTGATTTGAAAAAGATTACGATGAGTAGTGATACTCCTACCTCATCTACCTATACCCAAGCAGGAACTGCATCTACAATCCTTGACCTGACCACAGATGGAATCAGATACTGGTTTATCAATGGAACTCACGTCCATCGTGGCAATATCGGTGGCGCTACAGGCGATGTTGAAACCTATAACGCTTCAGGTACGACCAGTGCCAGAATTAAATATATCAAGCAACGCCTAATTGCTACTATCAATAATAAAGTTTATGAATTAAATGCTACTCACGTTGCTGGTGGCGCTCTACCTGCAGACCATTACACCCATCCGCAGACTGACTGGACTTGGACTACTATCTCAGAAGGTCCTAATGCTATCTATGTAGGTGGCTATAGCCGCGAGAACTCATCCATCTATAAGATTACTTTAGATTTAGCCAATGCCAATGCTCTTGGTTTTCCAGAGTTAAGCGTTCCTTCGGTAGTAATAGACCTACCTGAAGGTGAGAAAATCAATACCTTTGATACCTACCTTGGTACCTACGCGGTGCTATGCACCAATAAAGGTGTGCGAGTAGGAGTTCTAGGTGCTGATGGCAATGTCTCTTATGGACCGCTACTATTTGAAACAGAGTGTACCGATGTTGTATTCAGAGATAAGTTTGCTTATGTATCTACCAAGCAGGGAAGTGAATCAGGTCTAGTCCGTATTGACCTATCACAGCCAGTAGTTCCTAACAGCCTAGTCTTTGCTTATGCTTGGGATGTATATGCCTCTGGCGAAACTACTCTTACTAACTCAACAGCCTTTCTTGGTGGCACAGATCGCGTAGCATTTAGCGTTCCAGGCGATGGAGTATGGATTGAATCATACGGAGTCAAGGTTGCCTCTGGTTACTTAAAAACTGGCTTTATCCGCTATAACACTCTTGAAGGTAAGTTATTCAAACTACTTACCCCGCGTATTGATACTACCAATGGTAGTTTGAGCATCTCATCTATTGGCTATGACTATACTGAATATGCAATCGGTTCTTTTGCTGAAGAATCTACCGTCTCTGAGATTGGTATTCCTTATCCGCAAGGACCTCAAGAATATCTGGCTTTCAAGTTCACATTAAACCGTGATGCTCAAGACAGCACTCTTGGACCGCTATTTACTGGTTATCAACTCAAGTCTTTACCATCAGTTCCTCGTCAGAGGCTAATTCAATATCCGCTATTCTGCTTTGACCACGAGAGCGATAAGTTCGGTGTGGAAGTAGGCTACGAAGGTTCCTCTTGGGATCGTATGCAGCAACTAGAAGCAGTAGAAAACGCAGGCGATACCATCCGAGTAGAGGATTTCCGCACAGGAGAATCCTTTATTGGCCTGATAGAAGAGATGGACTTTATCAATAAAACCCCACAAGATAAGAAGTTCTCTGGGTTCGGAGGCTTACTTGTAGTGACAATACGGAGCGTATAAATGACACCTACAGAATGGGCAACTCTGCTAGTAGCAATACTAACCATAATCACTGGCTTTGCTGGCGTTGTACGCTGGTTAGTTAAGCATTACCTATATGAACTAAGACCCAATGGTGGCTCCAGCCTTAAAGATAAAGTTAATTTGCTAGAAGAAAAAGTAGAATTACTGACTGAGTTAGTCAAGGAAGCACTGAGGAAATGAATGAAACCTGTTGCAAAGAGTGCAACACCTGCAGCCATTGCCGTTCTAAGGCAGGCAACTGCGCTTGCACCGAAGCGGAACAAGGCATCGGATGGCCTACTGCCAAGCAAGGCTCACATCAAGGCAAGTCCTAATTCAGATCACAATACAGGCTTAGCAGTAGACCTGACTCACGACCCAAAGGCAGGTATTGACTGTGCCGAGATATTTGAAAAACTAAAAGAAGATGACAGGGTTT